AGGTATAACAGATAAATTAGATAAATGGTTATTAGAAAATAATATTCATATATTAAAATATAATGGTTATAAGTCAAAATCAATTATAAAATGTAATAATGAACATATATTCTCATCAACTATTGATAACCTAAAAAATTATGGTTGTCCTATATGTAAAGAAAATACTAGATTAGAAAAAGAACGTGAAAGATTTATTAGAAATTCTAAAGGAGTTTGGTGTAATGGATTAATTGAGTTTGATTATAATACATTAATTTATAATGGTAAAGGAAAATTATTTACTATGAATTCGGATGTTGGTATAATATCACAATTACCAGATAATCATCTTAATGGATTTCTACCAAGAAAATCAACAGGCGAAACTATAATAGAAAGTATTTTAAATAAATATTCTATATTTTATGAAAGAGAAAAAACATTTGATGGTTGTATAAATAAGAAAAAACTAAGATTTGATTTTTATATACCTGAGAAAAACATATGTATCGAATATAATGGAATACAACATTATCAAAAAGTTAACAGATTTGGTGGAGAAGAAAAATTTAACTACCAAAAATATAACGATTCTATAAAAAGTAATTTTTGTAAAGAAAATAATATAAATCTTTTAATAATATCACATAGAGACTCAATAATTGACAAGATCAAAGAGTTTTTATTATCATAACTGAGCATCATCTAAAAAAATTTGGTATATAAAATATACAACATCAAAATAATCTGCATATATGGATATAAATAATTATAAACCATATATGCTTTTTTATTTATGTGAAAAATTATAAACTTTATAAACCAAATTGAACTTAGTATAATAAAAGTTATATCATCAGTAAGTATAATACCGAATAAGCACCAAAAAAAGTATATTAAAACTATTAAATAATATAAACCCTCGAATAACCTGGTATCATTAAAATCTTTTTCATCTGCTCTACTGTCTAAATACAACCTATTTTTAATATAAAAAAAAGTATTAAATATAAATAATATAGGTAGTAAGTAAAAAATATTATTCATCTAGTATTCTTTTGATTTTTCTTTTTCTACTATTAGTTCTATTGTGACTTTTGAAATGTTACGAATTGATGCAGATTCTAAGCCAGGTAGTCATAAGTAAATAATCTAAGTTAGATTGAGTGCAGCCCGTTACCATCATTTGAACTTTCGATTGATATTAATTTTATTTGATGTTCATTATCACCTTTTTTCTTATAAAGATCATTCCATCCTTTAGCTAAACCTCTTTTGAATATCTCTGTGAAATAAGCAAATGCGTTTATTGATTTTTCTTCATTAAAATTATACCAGTTTTGAAACATATCTAATAAACCACTTTGGTAGCAATCTAACTTGTCATCGTTGGAGTAATAACGCATTTTTTTAATAGTTTTTTTAGCAAGTGTTTCAAGCATCTTCTCTGCACTTCTTGTTAGTTTTCCTTGCGCCTTACTAACTATTATTTCAATATATAATTCTTTATTATTTAAGTAGTGTTTTTCCATTTATAGCATATTATTTTTTTCAGAGATAAACTCTGTAATGCTATTCATTCATGTTATATGAATAATAATAATTTTGTTTAATAATTATCAATTAATTTTTTTAATTCTATTAATTTTAATGAAATATCATCTGAATACTTTATTACAAATAATAGAATATTATTTTCAATACAATACTTTTTTTTAATTTCATCTTTAATTTTATTATAATCTAATGTTTCTTGATCACCAAAGTATTTAACTTTTTCATAATGTTGTATTCCGTTATATTCAATACAAATATTATAGTCAGGTAAATAAAAATCAAATCTAAGCATATTCTTTAATAAACATCCAAAGAACTTCTTCTGTTCCTCAAATAGAATCTTATTCTTGGTTAGATAATTATATATTACTAGCTCACCATTTGAGAATTTACAGGATGGACAACCATTAAGATTATATAAATGATTATCTGGTCTAACTTCAAATATACCATGCTTATCACATATAACTTTAACTTTTGTCTTATTATTAATATATTTTACCAATGAATAGTTATAATTATGTATCTTAATAGATTCTTCTATAAATTTACTACCCATCTCTACCAATTTACATTCATTACAACCTTGACCTCTAATATGTTGAATAGGAAACATCTCAAAAATTCCATGTTCCTTACAATTTATACTAACTTTATTTCTACTATTTATATATCTAGTAACACTATAATCATATTTATCAGAATGAATAATTAAACTCTCTCTAATAAACGAGTTTGTATCTTTTATTTTACTTGAACAAGAATTACATAAAATTCCTTTTTTTATTTGACGAATATTTCTATAAAAAGCACCATGTTCTAAACAAATAAGCTTAGATTTTGTATTATTGTCTTTATATAGGAATTCACTAGTATTAATATTTTCTAATTTATCTAGTATTTGAGTATAATTTATCTTTTTCATATACTATGAATTAAAAGTTAAAGTCCATTTTATCATCATTTACCCAATAAATGATAAAAAAAAAAACTCAAACGAAAGTTTGAGTTTTTTTAGTTATACTTAGACTTTAATTTATTTTTTTTTTGAGGTTATCCCTTAATTCTTTCTTTATATTGTAGTTCTTTTACTGCAAGTAACTCAGAATCTAAGCTAGTTTTTCTTTTCTCTAAGTTAGCAAGAGCTGTTGTTAAAACTTCTGATTCACCAATCATTTGTAATGAACCTTTGATTTTTTCAATATTAAATTGAACATCTTCTAATTTAAGAGTAATTTCTCTTTCTTTATCTTCAAGTTTTCTCTTAACTACTAATTCTTTATTTAATTTATTTTCAAAGAAATAAGTTAAGTCAAAGTTTAACTCGTTTTTAACTTCATTTACTAACTCTAAAGCAGACTCATATTTGAAGAATGAATTACCATATCTTTCATCACATCTGTAAACAAAAGTGTTGTTTTTGTAGTTGAAAGCAAATAATTCTAAATAAGGATTAACTAAGTTATTAACTCTTTTAACAACATCTAACTCAACAAACTTATCTAAGTTTTTAGAAGTTTCTAATAAAATTGGATAAAAGTTTTTATTTACAATTGGAACAATCGGAGAATTAAATAAACTTTCTAATGTAGTTTCTTCATTTAATTCATCATCATTAATGTATAAACCACCTTTGTTACTAACCGATAAACCAATTGTTAAATATTCAGAAATTCTGAAATTGATTCTATCTTCCGATACAGAAGAATACTTCATTGCAGTTTCTAATAATCTTAAACTTTGTAAAGCTTGTGCATCTTTTACATGATTTTCAAGTAAAGTTTTTTCAATTGAATTTTCAGTTAATAAAAACCAAGAATCTTTTACTAAAGCAATGTGTCCCTCTTCAACTTGCTCAACAACAGTAAATATAGACTCAGCAGAACCACCACTTAAAAGATTTGATCTTTTCTCTGGAGATTTAGTTAAATTATGAACAAACACTTTAATTTCTGGAACCCAGTCGTAAACTGCTAATTCATTAAGAATTTTTGACATTCTATCTTGATCAGTCTCAAGATTAATAGTTTGTAATAAAACATTTATTGGTTGTCTATACAATTCACCTTGATTCTTAGTATTAAGAACACCATATAAATTTTTTAATTCATATAACAATTCAAATTGAGACATGTCATTGTTAAGGTCCTCCAATAAACTTTTAACGCTTTTATCGTAAGTATAAGGTTTTAACTTCTCGTTAAGAGATGTAATTATAGTTTTTTCACTATATTGATTAGTAGCGTTTAAGTGACCTTCTATAATTACAGATATTTCTTCTTGCTCAAAAGAAAGATCCTTTTTGAAGTTAAACAATTCAAGTTTAAGATTCTTCATAATTTCTATATTATTATTTTTTATATAAACTATATATTAAGCAAAAAAAGTCATTTTTTTCCTTTTTTTATATTAATCATTATTTTTATTTCCTAAGTCTCCATTAGGATTATCATATTTTCTTGCACTTCTTTCTCTTGCTCGTAAAATGTTATTAAACCATTTAGTTCTCTTAGGAGTAACAAAGAAACCTTCGTTACTAACACCTGATTGACTGAAAAAGTCTGAATAACCACCCTCAAGTGCATATCCATTCAAATCAGACATACCAGAATTCTCTTTTGTATAACCAGGGAAATCTGCTCTATCTTTTCTAAATGCCGGATAATATGTTTGGACTTCAAAGGAAACAGTCATATTAATAGTATTATCAGATGTTAAATTTTTATCTCTAGTTATTTCTATATTATTTGAGTCAGGCATTAAAATAACCGCATCTATATTCATAAAATTATGCTCAAAATACATAAACTTATAAAGCCAAAGAGTATCCATAACTGCTTGACTACACTTAAAAGAATCAATTTCACTAGCAAGTGTAATAACTAAATCATAACTAACTGTTACTGGAATAGCTCTGATTTTTCCTAAAACTTTTCTGATTTCTAATTCATTCTCAACAACCGTTCTTAACCAAACATTTGGATTTGCAAATTCATCAGAACGTATAGCAAAAGATTTTAAGGTAAGATGGCCTCTCGGAATAATATCAGTATTTAATTCAACATATCTACCATTTCCAGAAGAGTCACCAGATACTATATCATCCGTAAAAGAATCTAATAAAAATCTTTCATCTCCTGTCATTGAGTAATAAAAAGGAACCTCTACGAATTTATCACCAGAAGAAAATCTATTTACCCATTTTATTTGACCTTCTAAAGTATCTAAAACACAAATTGTTAAATCTCTAAAAAATACGTCTTCCATATTGTATCTTTCTCCTATTGACATAATTCAAGATTTAATATTTTTTCTATATTATCATATTCATAATATGGTATTCTTATAAGTTTAATATTATTATTATAGCAAAACTTATTCTTTATATTATCTTTATTTATTTGCTCATTTAGGGCATTTATACCACCAAAATATTCAATTGGTCTAAAATGTTGTATACCATCAAACTCTATACATAAATTAAAATCAGGTAGAAAAAAGTCAAATTGCATTTTGTTTTTATATACACAACCTTCAAAGGATTTTTGTTTTATATATTCTATTTTATTAGAAATTAAATATCTAGATATACATTCTTCACCATTACTTTTTTTACCACAAGAACTACACCCATAACCATTTAATAATAATTCGGCACTAGTTTCAAAACTTGAATGTTTAGGACACTTTACTATTATCTTACTTTTTATATTTTTATAATTAGTGAAATCGTATAGATAATCAT